GAATCGAACGGTTAGCGGTCAGCGTGCCTGCCGTGGTGAACTTGCCGCTGATTAGGATGTCCTCCCAGCCATCGGTGGAAAGATCGATCACCGCTGACTCTCTGCCAGTCAGCAGGTTGGCGTCGCTTGCCAAAGACGCAAGCGCAATCGTGAGGTCCGTCGCAGTGCCGTAAATCAGTTTGATGTCGCCAGCAGCCATATCAGCCTCCTAGTTCCTTTCTGGCGTTACGCACGAAGCCTACGCCAATTTCACTCAGCCCATTGGCTACCGGCCACGGCAGCAACTGGTCACCCAATGCCCTAAGCGATTCCGCCTGAGATTCAGTAGCGAGGCCAGCGGCTACTAAACCGGCAATCATCTGGACCACGCTCGGCAGATCAAGGTCAACCGTTCTTACCTTTCCAGCGGCGTCATCGACCCAATCGACCACGCTGATACACAGGCCGCGAATGACTCCGGGTATGTTGGCGTCTTGGGCTGTCAACTTGAGGGCAGGCCAGATTGATTGCTCGATAAGAAACTGCTTGACCTGCCAGGTTTCAACCACAGAGCGAACCGGGATTAACTTGGCGTTGATCGCATCGGCAGCCTGCTGGTCTGAGAGCCCCTGGTACTCAGGAAGCTTCAGCTCTTCCACCAATGGCGAGAGGTTCATCAGGCTGTTCCCTTCTTTGCCAGTACCATCTCCACCTTCTGGAGATTCTTTCTCGCCACATCATGGTTGCCGTCGAGAGTCGCCAGCCCTGCCTCCGCCACCAGGCCAATGGCATGGTGAGTCGTGAGATGAGATTCCTGGTCTCTGGTTGCCGTGGCCTCTAGCTTGGCCAGTGTCTCGGCATTCTGTTCTTGGGTCTTCGTCGCAGAGCCCATGAACTCGATGTGGGCCTCTGCGATCTTGGGCCCATACTTCCGCCCCAGGCTGAAGAACAGCCACAGGAACGGGCCCACAAAAAGCAGAAGGCAGGCGAACGGGATGCCGACCGCCTGCACGAAAGATGACACCTGGTTCCAGTCCATGCAGTTCCTCCTTAGCGCCTGAAAATCCAGCCGCGCCGAATCGTTGTAGGTGGTGGCCGATACGATTGAACACGCTGGGTGGGTACGGGGCAGACGCCAGAGGGACAATCCCTGGTCTCGATCATGACGTGGGTCTGGATCGCCATGGGGGCCGGAATCGCTGGAGCACTTGGGATCAATGGGCATCGGCCATCCGGGCAGTCGCCAGCCAGGATCGCAGCAGTCTTCTGCTGCTGCGCCGTGACCTGGGCCGCCTGCACCTTGCCGGTCCCGTTGCAATCGAGGCATTTCTGAGAGATCCGCCCATCGCCAACTTTACCAGTGCCTTGGCAGGTTGGGCAAACGTCGCCAGGCTTGGGGGCTGGAGCCGGAGCTGGGGCCGATTGGCGCTCCAGGGTGACGGCAGCGATCCCCGACCATGACCAGCCCTGGGCCAGGGGATCCTGGGCCATCGAGGAAGGGGCCAGGAACAGGACCAAGATCAACGCCAGACGAAACATCATCACCATCCTTTCAGCCAGTCGATCGACCGGCGCTGGAGGCCTCCGATTCCGCAGACTGCGTAACTGTCCTGCTGCTTCAGCATGGCATCGCAGGTGGCAGCATCGACCCAGGCTGAACACTTTTGCACCTCGGGCCAGTAGTCGATCACCTGGTTGTCGACGGTGCTCCGGTACCAATCTCCGAGCCCCCAGGAATTGCCCCATGAGTTGACCAGCAGCAGCCCTGGCCGATCGTATCGGACGCCAGCAAAGACCATGCAGTGGTACCATGTGGCCGTCTTCCGGACGAATCCGTTCTTGTCTCGCTTGCCAGGAAAACCATGGTCCGAGCAGACCACCACCGGGAAACCGCTCTCGGTGCAGCCAGCAGCCTGCTGGAAGCTCGTGACCTGTGGCGCCTCGATAATCGGTGTCAGCTTGCAGAGCTGGTCCAGGGCATCCTTGTCGAACGCCCCACCGCAGCCGAAGTTGCCCCACTCGCTGGCTCGCTTGCCGGAGTATGCTCGCAGGTCGTGCTCCTTGTTGCCCGTCACTCCCGAGTAGTCCAGCCGTGGTAGGGCTCCCCACTTGGTCGCGAACCTGGCAGCATAGGCCCCGACAGCTCCGTCGACGTAACCGCCTCGCTTGATGCCTCGGGCCTCGACTCGTGCTCCGCCGTAAAGTGGCTCGGTGGCATAGCTGCCCTTCCAGACCCAGGGCCGCATCTTTGCCTTGATGTCGATCGCCACCGAAAGGGTGCAGCCCAGCTCCCAGCCCCAGGATACGCAGTCGCCGATCCCCTGGGCCCCTCGGGTCCAGTTTGGCTGCATGCTCCGGAGATGATCGAACAGGATGACAGGAGGCTTCCTGCTATCGTCCATCGAGGCTTGCATCATGGCCTCTTGGGTGGACGACATCCGATAGACCGGTGTGCTCTGATCCTCGAGCACCAGCTCCACCGCTTCAGGGTTTGGGGTCCATCCCAGGTGCAGGGTCACTTGAGGCCCTCCAGGGTGTAGGCCGCTCCGTCCAGCAGCTTGACCACCGAGGCCCTCCGTCCGTCATCTAGGGGCTCGTCACTGGTTCCCAGCTTGGCCAGCTCGGGGCCGATGGCCTGGCCGATCACATCGCCCTTTGGCAGAGGCCGCGGGGGGCAGGCGACGATCCAGTCTCGCAGGGCCTGAACGTCCAGCATCGTCTTCAGCCTCGGGCCCTTGGGGTGGCTGCCGTCCGCCTCTATGGTCCTGGCCATGCCAGCCAGCAGGCCAGCCCAGGTACGCGCCTCAGACCGAGCCCCAGAGAATCCCGCCTTCAGAGCATCCGCCACAGAGGCCGGAACGCTTGGGACGTTATCCGGTGTGACAGGAGCAGGAATTGGCGCCGGGCCAGGGACTGGCAAGAGACGGTCCAGCCAGGGCAGCCCGAGAGCAGCCAGGGCCAGCAGTATGCCGATAGTCTTTCGGTTCACTTGGAGGACTCCCGAAGGACTGCAGGGGTCAGGATGGTGTCGATGGCCTCCGTCGCCTTGGGGTCGCTGGCCAGGTGACGTCGCAGCTGGAGCAGGGCAGCCAGTAGCTGGATCGCTCCATCATCCCCAGCCGGCGCAGGGGTGGCTGGCCTGGAGCCCAGGCCCCTGACCTTCGCCAGGAGCTGGGGACCAAAGAGCACCAGGACGGCTGCCGACCCCAGCAGGATCGAGACAAGTGAGGTGCTCATTTGCGGTTCCGCAGGGCCAGGATGATCGTGGCAATGATCTGGGCGAGTTGAATCGCCACCGGGAGTGGGATGAATCCCTTGGGATCTTTGGGATCACCCACCTGGAGCCCATCGTCCGGCAGGGCACCGACCGGGATCCCCTTGCCCTCCAGGAGGTAGCCGACGATGTCGACGATCTTCCACAGGCTCTCCTCCTGGGCTGCATTCCGCAGGAACTCCACCACCAGGTCATCCGCCTGAGTGGACGTGAAATCGACGATGATGTCGGCTGCAGAGATCGCAGCCAGGACTCGGTCCTTGACCTCCAGGTCTTCGTTGCCGACTCGCTTGGCCAGGTCGACGAGCTGCAGCAGCTTGTCCATCCCTAGCTTCGCCACGATGGAAAGCACACTGCGGACGCTATCGAATGCCCCAACCACAGGCCCCATAGAAGCACCCCACTCAGAAGACGAAGACGCGCACCACAGTCAGCCGTTTCAATATAGAGATTGCTCCGGCAGTTTCTACATTCCTGTCAGGAATAATGTTGTCGACAAGTAGACGATCCGATAAGATGATCATGCCCCTGTAGTGTCAATCAAGCCAACACACCAGGTGGGGGAGAGCCTGGGGTTGCGGGTTGGAATCCCGCCAGGGGTGTTTGTTTCCTTGGTTTTTCTTGTTGCAAAGGGGATTGACATGAGACGGAATCGAACTGGCGAGATTGGTTTGCTGGCACTGTTCGCGTATGTGTTTGTCATGACTTGCGCCGGCGGTGCGATCGAGGGCACGTGGCATCCGATCGAAAACACAATCGAGGGCTGGGTTGGCTGGGATGTCAATGGCGACGGCGATGTCGCTGGCGAGGCTCCGCAGCCTCCGACCGTCGAGTGAACACCTGTTGCCGAGCCGGTTTTACTTGACGGCTCGGTAGGGCTCCGGGACGAGCGTGCCAGCCGGACAAAAAATATGGGACGCTTTCGGGATTCTCCACGGCAATAGGATGCAGCACAAACTGCAGGGCCAGGACAGCAGATGTCTCGCGGGAGCGATACCCGCCTGGTTCTTTTGAGACACCAACAGGAGGCAACATGCCACAGATCAGAGTGAAGTCATCGACCAAGGCCAGGGTGCAGAAGCTGGCCGCCGAGCTGCTCGGTACTCCAGGGATCGAGCAGGCGAAGTACGCCGGGATCGGCTATGTACCGGCAGACCAGGTCATCGTCTTGGCCGTGACCCAACTGGAGGCCGAGCTGCAGCGCGAGCGAGAGGCCAAGCAGTCCTGCAAAAGGGCCAGATCATGACTTGGCGTTCTGATCGCTGGATTGATGAGCGAGCCGAGAAGCTTAGGCTGCTCGGGACAGAGATCCCACCGATCCGGATCGAGGCAGTGAAGCAGGCCGACGGGTCGACGCTCTACGCTGTGAGGCAGGCCAATGCATGTCTGGCTTTAGACGGGACATGGTTCTACGAGTCGACTCCCAGCGAGGAGACTCGCTGGTTGGTACATGGATGCGAAGCGTTTCGGAAAGCTTGCCGATTCCCGACATGGGAGCAGGCCGCTCTGGCTGTGGACAAGCAGCCCCCGGCTGGTCGCTTTGCTGCTGGCTCTGTTGTCAACTTCTGGCAAGAGTCTCGCTGATCTGCTCTGGGTCTGTCTCATCTTGAGACGGCCGCTCTTGAGCTGCACCCCTCTCTCTGAGGGTGCTGGACGCCAAAAACAAATAAACTTGCAACGAAATTTGGTGTCTCAGTTCGGGCGAGCCTGATGGGGGGGGTAGAAAGGACCCACCCCAGGGCGGGGGGTGTCGTCTCATTTTGAGACAGATTCAGAGGGCCGCCAAGGCCTCCCTGATGGCCGCCAGCTCGTGCTCCAGCTCGATGGCCTTCTGCATCAGGTCTGCTCTCAGGTCGTCTGTGCTGGCCAATTCGAGGCCTTCCTGGGCCCATAGGCTGACGATTAGCTTGCCACCTGGCACACATCCCCGCCGATAAAGGTGGATCTCGTTGAGCTGCGAATCATCCTCATACATGCCCCCATGTTGCATGGCATCGAGAGGAGCCTTGAGCAGGTTGTCCAGATCTCTTCGCCGGTTGTCTGGGGGATGGGCATCGATCCTGATCCCCAGGGGACCTGTTTGTTTTTGCACCTTGGCCTGGTCGGCCAGCTGCTCGACCTCGATCCGGAAGGACCTTCCTGCCCTGCTGATGAGGGTCCGTGCGCCGACCCGCCGCCAGTAGTGATTGACCGATGGTGGGAATGGTAGCTCGATCTCTGTCGCCATGGTGCCAGGTCCTCCAGGGAGGGATCCTAATCAATCAACCTGGACCAAGGCAAATCGAGCAGCTTCACCGTCCGGGATCGCTCTCGCGTAGTAGACCACCCCCTGGAGCCATCAGAACCAGGAAAGGTATAGCACCAGGAATTAGAGAAGTTCCTAGTAGTAGTTAGTAGTTTTTATAGTGTTTTATTGGGTCAAACAGCTTCCCCGAGGGGTTTCACCGCAGGTTCAACTTCACTGCCCAGCTAACGGGGGGCAGTGGGGAAATTCCCAGCATCGAAACAAAAAAGGGAGGCAGTTTCCCGCCCCCCTAATTTCGGCTATCGCCATCAGTTTCGGCTGCAGCTTACTCTGGCAGCTCCTCGTCCAATGGCACCATATAGAGCCCTTTCCGCTTGGCCACGATCTTAACGTGGACGCAGTCTCCCGCTACTTTCGTTGCGCCTCGGAGGCCTCGCTTGGCCGCCTGGTTCAGGAAGTATTTCTGGAAAGCATCTGGGTCCAAATGGAAATCAACGCCCTTAGTCAGTTTCCATTCTTCGCCGTTCATCCATTCATCGAACTGATACTTTGCCCGCCTCTTGATGGTGACCTTTCCAATTAACGACTCTGGAGAACCGGCCTCGATCTTTTCAGCCATTGCTACCTCTCAAAGAAAAAAGAACCTAAAAACCACCTGCAAGAATGTTAGCAGATGCAAGGGAAAAAGGAGCACAAAACAGGATCAGAAAACGAAAAATGAAAATCTTTATAAATTTACCTTGACCCCCCGCCGATCAAAGTTACAATCTTTAAGAACAGCACCGCAGTGGTGCTCGAGACCAAGACACAGGAAACGCAAAAATGATCGCAGGCAACATTAAGCTTGGCACATGGACGCACCCAACCACCGGCCAGGTTCGGATCTACATCAACAGTCCTCGCCTCAATCGTGGCGTCAAACTGTTCGCGGTGGAGGCCAAGGACAACCCGCTAGGGATGGACATCCAGCACAGTGGCTGCCAGACGATGATTGACCGCCAGGATTGCGACGCTATCAGCCAGCAAGTGCTGCAGGCCTGCGGGTTCGACTTCTCCAAAATGGTTCAGATGGCTGGCTGATTTTCAATCCTTTTTTTTGACACAGGAGAGACACGCATGTCTGCGACCAAGATTGAATTCCGCTTTTCCGTGAACACTGACGAGCGAGGGCCCCAGGGCAACTTTGAGACCAGATCGGTACAGTCTGCAGCCTCGGTGGCCTGCAGCTGGAAGAGCCAGGGAAAGGATCCTTCCCTGTGGATCGAGTGGGTCGACGCTGATGGATATCCTCGATTCCACGAAATCCCCATCACCACCACCCGAGGCACGTGGACAGCCCTGTCCTCGGCTAAGAAGGCCATCAGAGCTGGCGAATTGGAGGAATGGTCATGAATCGCCGACATCGAGTGGATCTATCCCCAGAGGCCCAGGCCTGGATGCTGCAGCAGCCGGAGCCAGTGTCGCAGCTGCGGGAAGTCGACGAGGTCGAAGGCGGGGCGATTTGCGTCCTGCTTTGCTTGGTGGCCATCGTCCTGACGGCTGCTGCGGTTGGCTCCTTGGCTATGGGATTGGTGTGGTTGTTTGGCCTGATTGGATTCTAAGGAGACACAGGTGAACGTCGAAAAGATCGAGATATTCTGGGCCCGCAAGGGTGGTTATGAAGGCTGGATGTACCGGGTGACAATGGATGATGGCTCGAAAGAGATCGGGCCGATGACCGACTTCGAGGCCAGTTTGCCAGACCGGGCGAGCAACACCGAGCTGGAGGAGGCAGTCCAGGCCATTGGCTACCATCATGGCGAGGAGATCGAGTCCGGCGCCGTGGCCATCGTCAATTCGGGAGGAGGGTACGCTGTATGGACAAGGTGACGTCAAAGGCTAACGAAATCATGTCGAGCAGCCAGCCTGTGGTCTGGAAGCGCCGCTTCATTCGGAGGGCCAGCCTCGATGGAGTGGGGCTGTCGGAGTGGATCGGCCAGGCCTGCCTGGAGTACCTGGCCAAACTCGAGGGACGATCGCTCGCAGAGGTGATGGCCGACCTTGGTCCAAGGGGTCGTCGGGGCATCCGGGTTAGTCAGCCGCAGGCGACAATGGGCCAGGAGGAAACGGAAAAGGGTCTCGACCAGGTCTGGACTCGAACTTCCCGGGTCCATCTGTTCGTCGCGATCCGCCGCAGTGGTCTGGAGATTGGGCACTGCGAAGGATGCGAAGGGATCATTATTTACGCACCTGGAAAGGCCAGGCTTTGTAAGGAGTGCCTCGAGCAGATCGGGAAGGGAATCCAAGTATGAAATGGACTATGCCTGGTTGCCGGCCATTGGGGCTGGACGAGACGATCGAGGATGGAGACTGGGTCGCTGATTGTTTCGATGGAGATCTGTCGATCGGCGCTCCAGGTCAGTGGACCAGGGCACAAGGGACGCTTGGGCTGACACCAAGAAAGGCTCGTGTCTTTGCCTGCAGGCCGATTCGGAAGGAGAAGATGGCCGCCGCGGTTCGCCGCAAATAGCAATTTGACGTTTGCCGCATGCAAGGCTAGGATGCTGCGATAGGAACCACTTACGGGGCCCTGTCGCTCGCAGCAAATCCTGTGTCTTGCCGAGGAGTGACAGGGCTCTTTTCGTTTTCTTTTCGCCAGCCTGTTTACTTGTCGACAACTTTCCCATAGGATCCGAACAGACACAGGAGAAAATCGATGCCAAAGTTGCCATGGGACTCGCAGCCGAGGACCCAGATCGTTGAATGTACGGTTGCAGATTACGACAAGGCTCGCCTCCAGTACATGGGCAGCCACATGCTGGAGCTGTTCAGGTTTTCGCCAAGGCAATGCCAGTGGAAGATGCAGGGCCTGATCCCGCCGACCACCACCGGCTTTTACGAGCTGGGCAAGGCCGTCCATTGTTTTATCTTGGAGGGCTCTGGCGAGTTTCACAAACGCTACGAGATCGCCGAGGGACCGACCAACCCGAAGACCGGGAGTCCCTACGGACGCGACTCCAAGGCCTACCAGGCCTGGTACGAGGAGATAACAGCCAGTGGCCGCTCGGTCATCAGTGGCGACGAATTCCACCGGATCCAGTTGATGTCCGAGTCGATTGAGGAGACGGCTGCCAGGGACCTCCTCCAGTACGGACGGCCAGAGGTGACCATCCGAGGCCAGCTCCATGGGGTCCAGTGCCAGAGCAGGCTGGACTTTTTCAACGCGGACAATGCGATCTTGGTCGACCTGAAGACCTGCGAGAGCCTTGGCCGGTTCGAGAAGGACTTTTGGCGCTTCGGCTACAATCGCCAGCTTGCCTTTTACCGGGGCATGGTTGCAGGCCTTGGCCTACAGTACCAGTGCCAGGTGTTTCTCGTGGCCGTCGAGAAGACCGAGCCATACCGGACGCACATCTGGCAGCTTTCAGAGGCTACCCTCGACGACGCAGACGAGCAGGTAAAGCAGAGCCTGCTCCAGTACCGCCAGCTCGTTGCCAACCTGGGATTCGACCGGGCCTGGCCGCTTAGTCTGGAGTACGGCCGTAGCATCTCCGCCCTCTAAAACGAAAGACACAAACATGCCTCTCACACTCCAGACCACTCGGGTGATCAAGCCGAGGAGGACCTTCCTTTACGGGCCAGGTGGAATCGGGAAGAGCACCTTCGCCGCCTCAGCTCCGGGCTGCGTCTTTGTCCCGACCGAGGAAGGAGCGAACGACATCGAGGTGGCCAAATTTCCCTTGTGCACCACCTTCGACCAGGTCTTTGCCTGCATAGGCCAGCTTTACTCGGAGGAGCATTCCTTTCGGACTGTCTGCATCGACACCGTCGACTGGCTGGAGAAGCTGGCCTGGGCCAAGGTGGCTTCCGACGCAGGGGTCCAGCAGATTGGCGATATCAAATATGGTCGCGGGTACGGGTTCAGCGCGAACATGTTCCGCCAGGTGCTCCAGGGGCTCGATGCCCTTCGAGATTATCGAGGGATGGCCGTAATCCTCCTGGCGCATGCCAAGACCGAACGGTTCGAGGATCCCGAGCACACCAGCTACGATCGTTACGAGCCCAAGCTTCATGAACATGTGACCAACCTGATCGTGGAGTGGGCTGACGAGGTGTTCTTTGCGAATTTCAGGACGGTCGTCAAGGAGGAGGATGCCGGGTTCAACAGGACGATCGGCAAGGCCAAGAGCACCGGCCAGAGGATCCTGAGAACGACAGCCAAGCCAGCAGCCGTGGCCAAGAACAGGCTGAACATGCCCGACGAAATCAATTTCGCATGGGCTGACTATGCGAAGTTTCTGCCTCAGTAGTTTTGTTTTGTCCAAGGTTTCTTTTGAGGAGTAGACATCATGCCAGAGATCAATTTCGACGCCAGCCAGCACCAGGATGAAAGCTACGATCCACTGCCAGCCGGGGACTACATGGTCTGGATCTCGGAATCGTCAATCAAGCAGCCAAGGAACGGGATCGGTGAGCAGCTCGAGCTGGTCATGGACGTGATGCAGCCGGAGCAGCTTGCAGGGCGGAAGATCTGGAGCCACTTCACCCTGGAGGCCCCGAACCCGAAGGCTGTGGAAGTTGGCCGGCGCATCCTCGCCAATGTCTGCAGGGCCGTGGGGGTGATGGCGCCGCTGAACACCGAGGAGCTGCACAGCATCCCCTTCTGGACCAGAGTGGAGGTGAAGCAGCTCGAGACCGGGAAGATCGTGAACGACTGCAAGGCCTACTGGTCGACCCAGAGCCAGGCTCCGCCACAGCCGAAGAGCAAGCCGAGGGCTCCACAGCCCCAGCAGCAGGCTTTCCAGCCTGGTCCGCAGACTGGCTACATGCCACAGGGACAGCAGCCCTGGCAGGCCCCGCAGCAGGCCCCACAGCAGCCTTGGCAGCAGCCACAGGCCCCGCAGTTCCAACCTGCTCCCCAGGCCCCGCCACAGGCCTCACAGGCCCCACAGCCAGGCTACCAGACCCAGTACGCCCAGCAGCCTGGCCCGCCCCCGTTCCCGCCCATGCAGAACTACCAGCAGCCACAAGCCCAGGCCCCAGCGCCGCAGCCGATGGCCCCGCAGCAGCCCCAGGCCTTCAACCCTCCGGTGCAGCAGACGCCTCCGCCATGGGCCCAGCCTCGGGCAGCAGCTCAGCCTCCGCAGCAGCAGGGTGGCGAGGGAGCCCAGGGGCAGATTCCTTTTTAGGCTTGGATTTATCCTTAGTTGAACCGCCCTGGCAGGCGATCCAGCAGGCCTGCCATGGTTTTGACCCCTGCTGAAACAGACACAGGAAGAAAGACATGAGTGCCGAAGAACGACTGCGACGTCTAAAGAAGACCTGGTTGCTTGCTGTAGAGATACAAAAGCAAATAAGCGAAGAACTCCATTTAGCAGCCAAGCAGGTGGCCGCTATCCACGATTCGATCGAGGAGAGCGAGAGACGCTGCCAGGCCATGGAGACCTGGGACGGGAGGCAGCCAGACGCCTGGGTTGGCCGCGAGCAGTGCTGGCGAGCCCCGCAGGTGACGGACATCGGGAAGATGGTCCGGGTGGCCAACCAGCTCGGAACCAACCCGAGCGATCTGCCAGAGGCCAAGCTGGTGGGATACAAGTCCTGGAGCGAATCCGGACAACGCACCAAGACCTACTTTTGCGAGGGTTCGAAGGGGCAGGTTGTCGAATGGAAGGTGGCCTGGATCGAGACCGACGGGAAGGAGGAGATTCATCCGACGCCTGGCAGCGCCTACGCTTCGATCTACGTCGAGGGGATCCAGACGAAAAAGCCATCCAAGAAGCGATGGAAAGATATATCGAATCGAGTTATGGAGAGGCTGCGGGAGTCCTGCGCAGATCAAGCCAAGCAGGAGGTGCAGGAGTCGTGTGCAGACACCGTGACAGTGCAGTGTATCGGTCAGGATCCTGTCCAGGTTCAGCTTCCTCGCAAGGCTGCGGACGAGCCTGAGCAGCGAAAGCCAGAGCCTGTTGCAGCGTGGAGGTTGCTGAAGGTTTACGAGGTGATCGAGGAAGGCGACTGGACAAACTCGCCATATAATACCCTTGAGCCGTGGCCTCCTGGTGGCGGATGGATCCAGGTTTCTGAATGGCAGGTTGGAAAGACAGTTCGAGCCGCCAGGTCTGGTGTTCCAATAATGAAGTTCTGCCGCAAGGTCGACCCGGCAGACCAATCGCCAGCCGACGAGATGCTTGAGGTGGCCAGTGCCGAGATCGATCGGATGGAGTACCGCGAGCCAAACGGCAGCGATTTTGGAGCCATTGTCGAAGTCCAGCGAGCCGCTGGGGAACCGTGGCATTCAAGAATCTTGCATGCGATTGCCAAAGATCCAGATGGATCGCTGGTTTTTGTAACTGTTCCTGAAAACGGACCTAAGGAATTCCTCGGTTCTTGGAAGTTTGCCAGGATCAGGAAAGACGCTGTAAATGCTCCTGCAGATTCCGATCTGAAGATCGAGGTGAAGCCAGCATGGCGCAGGCTCGATCCAGGTGAGACGGTCATGCGTGGCGATTTCATGATGCACAAAGATCTTTTTGAGACCTTCGAAGTTGATGACGATCAAAAAGACATGCAATGGACAAAGTGCCTGTCAACTATCGGAACCAAAGTCGAAACCACCTCGAAGTTTCTGTTCTTCCGTTACGAATCAGCGGACCACACTCCGACAATGGCACAAGTCCGCGGATCGAGGAAGGACGCCTGACGATGGAGCCTCGCTGGTATCAGACTGAGGCAGTCAACGCGTGTTGGGAGCACATCAGGACGCATGACGGGAACCCCTGCATTGTGCTCCCGACTGGGGCTGGCAAGTCGCTGGTCATCGCCATGGCAGCCAGGGACGTTGTCGCCTGGCAGGGCCGCTGCCTGGTCCTCGCCCATCGCAAGGAGCTGCTCGAGCAGAATGCCGAGAAGATCCAGGCCTGCATGCCTGGCCTCGATGTCGGTGTCTACTCCGCAGGCCTGCGTCGGAAGGACTTCTACCAGCCGGTGGTGGTGGCTGGGGTCCAGTCCTGCTTCCGCCAGGCCAGTGCCTACAACCTCGGCCATCGGGACATCGTCATCGTCGACGAGGCACACCTGATTCCGCTCGCCGGAGATGGGATGTACCGCGAACTCCTGGAGCACCTTCGAGCGATCAACCCGAGGATCCGGATCGTGGGCCTGACAGCCACACCCTACCGCCTGGACCATGGCCTGGTCTGTGGGCCAGACAACCTGCTCAATTCGATCTGCTACGAGGTGCCCCTGCTGAAGCTGATCGAGGAGGGCTTTCTCTGCCCTCTGACCAGCAAGGAGCCAGAGGCACTGGTGAAGACCGAGGGAGTCGGGACCAAAGGAGGCGAATTCATCCAGGGCCAGCTGGACAAGTCAGCAGCCAATGAGGAGGTGGTCCGGGCTGCCGTCGCCGAGCTGCTGGTCTGGACGATGGAACGCCGATCGGTGCTGATCTTCGCCTGTGGTCGTCGCCATGCAGCGATGCTCAGGGACTGCATTGCCAGGCACATCCCAGCCGATCAGGTCGGATACGTCGACGGGGAGACCAAGGCGAAGGAACGGGCCGAGATGCTGGAACGGTTCAAGGCTGGGCTGGTTCGATACCTGATAAACATCGACGTCCTGACCACTGGTTTCGATGCTCCGAATGTCGACTGCGTGGCCTTGCTGCGCCCGACTCTCAGCCCTGGCCTACTCTACCAGATGATTGGCCGTGGGTTCCGGCTGCACCCATCAAAGCAGAACTGCCTAGTGTTGGACTTCGGTGGCAACATCGAACGCCATGGGCCGGTGGACAGGCTGAAGCCACCCAAGAGCAAGGCCTCCGGTGGTGGCGGTGCTCCAGGTGAGGCACCTGCAAGGGCCTGCCCGAAATGCAAGGAGCTGGTGGCGATCCAGGTCCGGGAGTGTCCCGAGTGTGGCTACCTTTGGCCGGAGCCCGAGGCCAAGCACGATGCCAGGGCCTCCAGCCTGCCGGTCCTGTCCAATGGCCTCCCGACCGAACTGCTGATCGAGTGGGTGGAAGTGAACGGGGATCCAACCTACTTGGTGCATCGCACACCTGGCAAGGAGCACCCAGCTTTCCGGGTGATCTACAAGCTTCGCGGGACAAATGCGGTTTCGGAATTCGTGAACCTAGACCATCCACCAGGTTCGAGGATGCGACTCAATGCCGAGACTTGGTGGCAGAAGAGAAGCGATCTGCCGGTACCGGTGAGCTGCTGGGAGGCCTGGCACATCCTCAAGAAATGTCCGGCTGCCGTTGCGAAGCCGACGAGGGTGGAGCTGAGGTGGACGCCAGGAAAGAAGTGGCCTGACATCCTACGCATGGAGTTTGCGCCGCGCGAGGAGATCGACCTGGCCGCGATTGACGAGGCCAAGGAGACCGCATGGATGCAAGCTAACATTTTCAAGAGGTAGGCACGATGCAGGTCCCAGACAGCATGCGAAACGCCAGGCAGTGGGTCGCCTGGAAGCTGGAGCAGAGAAACGGGAAGGGCTGCAAGGTTCCTTACCAGGTCAATGGCCGGATGGCCAGCTCTGTCGATCCCTCTCACTGGAGCACCTTCGACGACGTCCAGAGGCTCCTGGCCGACAAGCTGACCCAGTACGCTGGCTGCGGGTTTGTCTTCTCGCCAGCCGACGACTTCGTCGGGATCGACCTCGACAACTGCATGGATGCCGAGTGGAACCTCGACGACTGGGCGAAGGATGTGCTGGCCAGGTTCCCCTCGTACACAGAGGTGAGCCCCTCCGGGAAGGGGCTGAAGATCTTCTGCCATGGCCGCCCGAACCTGAACCGTGGCCGGCGCCTGGAGCTGCCCGATAAGCCAGGAGCCCGCATCGAGATCTATTCCTCGGGCCGCTACTTCACTGTGACAGGTGACCAATGGGGACCGAACGAGCAGACAGCTCACTGCCAGGAGGGCCTGGACTGGCTGACCGATGTGGTGATGCCGGAGGCCGAGCCACCGCCAGCAGCCCCGCCAATGGCCCAGGCTGCCTCCAGGAAGCGATCGCAGGCAACAGCTAGACCGGAGGCCAAGGAGAGGGCTAGGCTCTACATACAGAGCTATCCTCCGGCGATCTCTGGGCAGGATGGCCATGGGGTAACCTTCCGCCTGGCCTGCGTCCTGGTGACCGGTTTCGGGCTGGGGATCGAGGGAGCGAAGCCGATCCTGGCCGAGTGGAATCAGGGCTGCCAGCCTCCCTGGTCGAGTCGGGAGCTAGACCACAAGCTGAAGCAGGCCGAGCAGGCTGGCCGCCTGGAGGGCTCCCAGGGCTGGATGCTGACCGACGAATCGATCCGCCTCGAGCAGTCCGCCGAGCCGCTGTCGGTGGGCGAGATGGACCAGTACGAGGTTTACCTAGGTGGGCTCCTCGGGAAGGCCCAGGCCAATCGATCCAAGGGTGGGTTTCCCGAGCACCTGCTGCGGGTCCCTGGGTTCATCGCCGAGGTGTCCGATTGGATCACCACCCAGAACCCAAGGAAGAATCGAGTCCTGTCTCTGGTGGCAGCCGTGGCGCTCCAGGGGTGTTTGATCGGCAGCAAATACAAGGACCGATCTGGGAACCGCTCGAACCTCTACTTCGTCGCCCTGGCTCCTTCGGGAGGTGGCAAGCAGGCGCCGCAGACCTGCGTCAAGAAGATCCTGAACCACATCAACGCTGGCCAGCTCTACGGCGGGAAGGTGTCGAGCGACTCCGCCCTGGCCTCCGACCTGATCGTCTCCAGATCGAAGCTGTACTTGTGGGATGAATTCGGGAGGTTCCTTGCCAAGACCAAGGTGCAGACCGGAGGGGCCCACCTGCATGCCGTACAGGAGGCATTGCTCGAGCTGTGGGGGGAAGCTGGCGGAACCTGGAAGCAGAAATCCTATGCCGACCAGAAAAATAACAAGGAGGTAAACTACCCCTGCTGCTCCTTCCTCGGGATGACGGTGCCAGAGCACTTCTGGAGTGGGCTGGAGGAGGGACATCTCCAGGACGGTTTCGCCGCGCGAATGATGGTGGTCGACTCGGGGCCCAAGGTGCGATCCGAGGACATAACCGAGACCGCCCCGCCCGCCTCGGTCCTTGAGAAGGCCGCCTTTTGGGCCCAGCTCCGGCCAGGCGGGAACCTCGGGGCCCTGAACCCTGACGCCATCCTGGTGCCCGAGTCCCCAGCAGCCACCGACTTGTTCAGGAAGCTGGTGGCCAAGGCCGAAGACGCTGGCCAGGACGACTCGGAGAACGCTGTCTGGGCCAGGTGCATCGAGAAGGCAAGACGCCTGGCTCTGATCTACGCCTGCAGCCGGGACCACGAAGCGCCAGTGATCGACGAGCATGCTGCTCAGTGGGGGATCGACTTCTCCACCTGGTGCACCGATCGATTCCTGGCCGTGGCCAAGGACGAGGTAGCCTCGGACGATCCAGCCCAGCAGAAGTGGCAGAAGATCAGGAAGATCGTGAACGCTTACACCAAACGGAACCAGCTCTGTAGCCGCTCGGCACTGATCCGGGCCTGCAAGTGGACGGCCAGAGACCTCGATAAGATCCTGGAGACGATGGTCCAGGCCCAGGTGATCGAGGCCAAGCAGGTGCCAGCAGCCAATGGGAAGTTTGCGACATACTACTCTGTCAAAGGATGAATCATGCAGTGGTTTTTTGATTGGATTGCGAAGCGATCAGGCTACACAGCCAAGATAGACAAGGCACTGGGACAGCCTCGTGGAGAGGGCAGCCTGCTGGTAAATCACCTTCGAGAAATCGAGAGATTAAAATCAGACATTGACAAGATGATGCCATTGGTTGAGGCCGTTGGGTCGTGTGAATGTGCAGACGTTCCAAAGCATGTTTACGACGCATGGAGGCAGCCAAGTCGGTACAAGAGAAGAGAGGCTTTTCCTAAGCAGCCTGAGTGCGCGAGGCAATTGGTTGAGGCAGGCTGGCGTTTTAAGTGGGATGCTGAAAACGGTTTTGTGTCGGCAGAACATCCACTCGGAGGAAAGCAGTCTGTTGTGGAGGTGCTTCCTATCGGTCGGAATGGGTTCGATAGAAACCAGATTGGACAAGCAATAGAGGAACTGCTAAACAGCAGTAAGTGAAGAGGCAGGTCGGAGGAGTGGTTGGTGACACCTATGATGATGAGACGGGAGCTGCAAAAAAACTGGAAACATCACCAGACCTGCTTGCAATTGCAGGGCAGCTTGCGAAACGCGGGTTCGAATCCCGCCCGACCTGATTTGAACTGATCGAAAAATTAGAAGGGTTGAAAGGAGATGGCGATGGCTGACAGCAATTCACGTCCTAAGTTCGCTTTTTTCGGCGGTCCGGCATACTACGCCAGTGGCGGCATGTGCGACCTGGTTTCAACGCATGAAACACTGGATGAAGCGATTGCGGAAGCAAATAGACGATGCAACGACAGGTACCCTAACAACTTCGAGTGGTGGCAGGTGGTCGATATTGAGCGCTTTCGCGTTGTGTCGAAAAGCGAGCATGGGCCGTATGGCAGCGATGATTGCTGGCCTGAGTTGGGCTGAGAATAGA